CTCAGAATGAAGTAAGGAGGGAAATATGAGCATAAAAGAGTTTACAAATGGGGATACAGTTTGGCTTCAAGCTACCTTTAGAACAAACTCAAAAGTTTTATTTGATCCTACTTCTACTTGGGGAAATATTTGGGATTCCTCCTCTAATCATATAGGTATATCTGCTTTCACCAAAAGTGTCACAGGAGTTTACGTTTATGGTTGGCAAACAGATCCTAGCAGTCATGCCAATGGGGATGTTGTATTTGATGCTTACGGATATTACGGAGGGAAGATATATGTCCATCGTGGAACCCTTTTCCGTTTGGTGTAATTTTTCATAGAAAGGGAGAACCATAAACGATATAATAAAAAGGATTCTAACTGGGAACCAAAATGTTCCGAACACCCCATGTAGAGAAGGAGGAAGGGAAAATGAATGAGCAATTAAGAAGGGATTTAGATGCAAAACTGGCGGCGTTTCTCAAAGAAACTGAAGGAGATCTTCCCATTGAGAAAATGGGAATTCTCGGGTGTGTTCGTCACCGTTTGTATGGCCCTGATGGTACACTGAAGCAGGAAGGTCATAAGTTTAACCTAGTAAACTCTATTGGGGATAAGTATCTCTCTGTCTATTTGTCGGGGGCAGGGGTGTTGCCGGGATCTATGTGGGCAGAGCTTGGTGTTAATACCACCGCTCCGGTGAAGGCTGGAACTGGTTTGGGGACTTTAATTGCTACTTCGTCCCTAGCAACTTCCGCTTCCTATCCGCAGAATGTCAACTCATTCGGTACGGGTTCCGGTGAGTGGACAATTTGGCGGTTCTCTTGGGGCGCGGGCGTAGCAACCAACGGGTCTATCGGAGAAGTGGGAATGCGGACTCAGGCTGGTTCCTTTGTAGCCCATGCGTTGGTGGCTCCGAACGTGAACAAGGCTGCTGGCGATACGCTGCAGATCGACTGGGGCTGGAAATTTTTAGGGGCATAATACCCAATAGAATCAGGTACTTAGGCGTGCTACAAAGTTCTTTCCTTCTTGTTCATGGGGCATCTCCGAAAGGGGGTGCCTCATGATTCTTGTTCCCCCTAGAACAACCGATATGACTGGGACCCAATTCTTTCGTTTGACTGTATTAGGTCTTTCTAGAATTGATAAAGACAAACGGGGGACTACTTCTTTTTGGGAATGCCTCTGCGAATGCGGAAATTATCATATTGTTGCTAAAGATAAACTCAAACTAACAAAAAGTTGTGGATGTTTGAAAAGGGAGATTATCAAAGCCGGGGCAAATTTCAAACATGGTTTTTGTAAGGATGGTCAGATAACTCCGGAATATAGTTGTTGGTCAGGAATGAAGGATCGTTGCTATTGTGAAACCAATCGCAAGTATCCTCGTTACGGTGGAAGAGGAATTACCATTTGCGATGAATGGAGATATAATTTTGAGGCTTTTCTTGCATATATGGGACCCTGTAATGGGAAAATAATTGATAGAATTGAAGCAGACGGTAACTATGAACCGGGTAATTGCCGTTGGGTAACTCCTGCAATATCCAATAGAAATTATTCAACTAGAAATCGTAATTATACCCATAATGGCGAAACAAAGTGTTTGAAGGATTGGGCAGCTCATTTTGGCATAAACTATGCTACCCTCTGGCAACGAATTAAAGATGGCCTAAGTTTTGAGGAAGCCATAGCCCATCGCCTTAGAGAAAAAATTGTCGTTAGTCAGGTTATTTCTATTTAAACGTATTTCCCTTCTCTCAAAGACATTTGATGTTTAAGAATTCCACCAACAATTTGAGAAGCTATTTCAGAATTAGGGAATCTAGTTTTAACATCTCGTAATTGAATTCCATCTAGAATAAAAGTAAATATCATATCTTGCCCCAATCCTAGTAAAGCGTTAGCAGTTGAATATAATTCAATCGCATCTAACATAATAGGATCAGCGGGATTTGGTAAAAATTTAGTTTCAAATATATGCTTAGCCCTCATAGCCCACTCCCGACAGAAATCATCTGGAGGAGTCCCAGGGGGAAAACGATTCATTCTATCTTTTATGATATGAATACAATCCCTCATGAATAGGAATTTCATCAAATCCCGATCAGGGCATTCTTTGTAATCTCGAAGAAGCAAATCAATATTTCTGAGGAATCTTTCATTTCTGATTTTATCTGTTAAATACCCGTCATGACCAATCCAAAAGTCTGGCATAATAATTCCCAAACCAAATCCCTTGTTCAATTCTAATTCGGGATGTTCATGAATCAAGCCAAAGAATTTGGCCCCCGTATTGTTTCTAAATAAGCGTGTAGGTAGGTCGGGCTTAAAAGGATTGGGGGGGTCTACGGACAAATGATGTTGTTGTATGCCATATCCGTTAAAGGGGTTCGCCCGAAGATATTTATTAACGTTTTCTGGATTGAGTAGAACTTCATCAGAGTCAATCCAAAGTATCCAATCTCCCTTTGCATCTTTGATGCTTAGGTTTCTGGCGGCTCCGAATCCTTCCTTGAGAGGGTCAATTCCTTTTAAAATCTTGGCCCCATATTTTTGAGCAATTTCTTTGGTGCTATCATTAGTTTTCGGATCTACTGCAATAATGATTTCGTCGGCTATTTTAGAAACAGATTTCAAACATCTATGAAGCATATCTTCTGCATTATATGCTATCATACAAACTGAGAGAGTTTCCTTTGGAGCTTGCCATACCATCTTTCTTTCAAAATTAACACGGTTAGTCGGAATGCTAGAATCCTTAGTATATGAGATAAAGTGGTGCCCAATAACTTCTCCAGAATTGATTCTTCCCGTAGATCTAAAGAAAACTTTGATATCTTTTTTCTCACTAAACATATCCAAAATGTCGTTCATTTCGTAATGGCGAACGTGGCATCTATGGGGGAAGGTATAGTATGATAAATATTCCCAAGGTCCATATGGAACTGTCAAGTAAATAGTTCCCCCTTCTTTGCATAAAGTTTCTAATTGATCAATAAGATGATAGGGGTCAATAACATGTTCTAATACTTCATTGCAAAATACTAAGTCAAAAGTCCCCCCGCCTATTTCTAATATTTTTTCTATAGGATGAGAGGTCATTTCATCTGTAGATATGAATTTAATATTTTTATGCTCAGAATATTTTTCTTTGCATTTGTTAGCAGTATCAATAGTTTTTCTAGTTATATCTAGCCCCAAAAATTGACTATCTGGGAAAAGATTTGCCATTCTAATGGTTTGATGCCCAATCCAGCAGCCGTAATCAAGGACTTTTTCATACGGACCAGAAGTTTCCAAAAACTCTTTCATAATCAACCATCGTGGCTCACTTCCGCTAGTTTCAAAGTGACTAACTTTGGCCCCTTCATGCTTTGTTCCCTCTATAGGAGCATCTACTTTTTTATATTGTTCTCTATATGTTTCAGGAGATTCCATAAAAGAGAAATTATCATGGATATATTTAACATCATTCTTTACCAAATTGAGATTATGGCATTCTCTTTCAAAATGTACGGCAACCCCATTTTCTTTTGCTTCTATAATATTACACATTTCAATATCAGAATTTTTAAAGAAATGCTTATACAATCTAGCGGGGTTACTTGATTTTTTTCTCATAATTTTATCAGATATATTTAACAATCGATCTGCTACAGGCCCCCAAATCAATGTTTTCCCGTGTTCCATACCCGCTATGGACATGTTTTTAGTAATAGAGGGCTTATTTAAAAGTTCTTCAATAACTTTAATAAATTCATTTTGGCAAGCCTCCGTAGAAGCTAGTCCAAAATCAGTAGTATTGATAAATTTAGTGGCACCAGGATGAAGAGTTTCTACCAATGCGGCGGTTGGAGTCGTAATGAAAGGAAGTCCGCAAGCTTGGGCTTCGATAGCACTAATGCAAGAAATCTCATCAAACTCTGTGGGGTAAACGTAAGCCCAAGAACGAGAATATAAATCATATAATTGAGCTTTTGTTAAAGATCCCAGTAATTGAACGTTGGGAAGTGCTTTGCACCTTTCCCAAAGATGTTCGTAATATGCTCTTATCCCCGGAACGGTATTGTCATAGTGGGCTACCATAAGTTTTACAGAGATTTCTTTCTTGAGAAATTTTTCCATAATTCCATTTTCTTTGACAAGATTTTCCAGACCTCGTTCTGGTCTAGCACAGTAGACCATTTGCCCTAAACTTCTGACGGAATTGAGTCCGTCAGGAATCAAGGAAACGTCTATCCCATTTCTGATCACTTCAATTGCTTCTTCGGGGATTTCATAAATTTCTTTATATTGATTCTTTTGAAATTGAGACATAAGAAGAACGCGATCAACTTGAGTTAAAATTCCCCTCATATTTGGGGCAGTTCTTTTGAGAGCGAGGTCATGGCACCATAAATAACAAGTTTTAGCATTATGGGGGGTTTGAAGAATACCAAAATCTCTGGATACGATGAGCATATCTATATCTGAATGAGACATTAATTCTTGACCTTGTTGTAGGGGGATGTACATTACCCCCCTGATTCCCATTGGAGCATCGCAAGGACTCAGAACTACCACCCTATTTCTTCCGCCAAAAGCATCTTTTTTAGAAGCAAAGGATTCTGCTAATTGAATAGCGGCGGTTTCTGATCCCCCTAATGAGCTTTTGGCCAAGGTGTTGCCATCGTGTTTCATTCCGGGGGAAACAATGATAATATTCATCAGCAATCTCCTATGATAGTACGAATATTCTTTTTATTTGTTCGAATAATCTCAATAAGAGCATCTATTATGAAATATGGACTAGCAACCATTGGTTTGGCGGTATCTTGGGGAACTGCCGAATGTATAGGGCATTTATACCATCTGGTTCGGGGACAAGTACATTTTATTTTACTCTCATTGCAAACACAAGAAAGATTTCTACAAATTGAGCACTCGCTATCAGGAGTTTTCATTTTGTCTCTTTCTTACTATCTTGGTATGCCTTTCTTGTTCCCTGCCAATACATTGATCCATCCGCTCGTCTAGTTCTATGAGAGCCTCCAGGAAAATCTTTAGCTGCTTGTTTACGAAGTCTTTTTGCAACTGTTCTTCTCATTTTTATCCCTTTCATTTATTAGATGTTTCCCACTACAACCTCGTAATTTATAAACATCTGGATCTATTTCTATACAAATTGGTTTATAGTCGATACAGCCTAGAATAATCTTACAATAACAATTATCTCCATAGCATATATATTCCATTATTTTACCCTGGCCATTCCTTCAGGAACATCTTCATGGCAAGTATTGCATTGAATATATGGTGTATGAATAATCTCTAAAGAATCGTCCCATACTGTTCCCAAAATCCCCCTAGAGTAGGCATCTTGGCAACAACGTGTTATATCTCCATTACTCATAACCATTACTTGCCCATTTTTAAGCCATGGGCAAAGGACTCTAGATCTGTAATCTTCTGGAGTCCAGTTTATCAGTCCCCCCCAATTATTCGGTCTTATGATAGCATCTCGGGAATACCCAAATTGGACTTTAGGATATTCTAAACGCAATTTATTAAATAGTCCTACTGTTTTCATAGCTATAAACGCATCATGATCCGTAACATCTATTGCATCTATTCCCGCATCAAGAATTTTACGGATTAATTCTTCGTCTGCCAAAATTCCATTTGTATTGGTACGGAGGCAGAGATACCGAGGCATTATGGTTCGACAACGTTTAACCATTTCAATATATCGGGGGTGTAGAAAAGGCTCCCCCACCCCAAATAAATTGAGTTCTCTTTGGGTTCCTTTTTTAACAAATATTTCAAGTAATTTGAGAGTTTGTTCAAAGGTGGGCCATTCCATCAATCCAACTGGCCTATGCTCCCCTTGACCAGAACAGGGACAATATGGACAAGATAGGTTACAAATTGAAGAAACTTCTAAATTTTTGATACATCCTATTTTTTGATAAATCAAAGTAGTCCTAACGAATCTTCAGTATTGTTTGCAGCATAATTTTCTTTACTAATCAAAATTCCGGCTTTCTCCATTCGGATTTTGAGTGCTCTCTCTGTCACCCCCAATTCATTTGCCATTGCTTCTGGAGACATTTTCTTTTTTATATAATATGCAGCAGCTTCCCTCAAATTTTTAAATCCTTTTTCAGTTAAAATTTTATTCCATTTTTCTTTAACGTCTGTTTTGGTAAAACCATCTTCATCTCGGTGGGAGGGTCTTTTCCCCTTTATTAATTCCCTCATCGGAAGACTTCTATCCCCATCCATTCTTATTCTTAGATACTCTATGGTTCTAGTAGTTACCCCCAACTCCATTGCCATTTCCGTATTTGTATATTTTTTCTTATATGTTTCCATTAAATCATCTATATCTTTAAACCCTTTAATTTGAGCAACAGAACCCCATTTATTCCAAAAGGAAGTGGGCATATCGTATGGGACGGTCAAATATGGTCTTAGAGATGCATAAACTGTGTTGGACTCCACTTCTATATCTTTTAACAACAACCATTGGTGGAGCGTTCGAAACGTACCCCCTTTGGTAATCCAGTCATTTACGAAGATGGATATGCCTTCGTGCCCTTCTTTTAAAATTAATTCTTCAAATTTGCGAATGAATGGACGATGTTTAGATTTTATTCTAGACATGGATTATACTTTCTCCCCCTTCTTTTATTACCAATATTCTACAATCGAAACGATCTCTAAGTAAAGCATCATGATCGGTAACTAAAACTGCTTTTCCGTCATTTTCTGCTAAATAAGTAAATGTATCGAAGTTCGACTCTTTGCCCAAGTCATCGAGGGAATCATTCGGTTCATCGAAAGCGATGAAAGAAAAGTCTACGGAACACCCTTCTTTTATAAATTGAGAAAGTGCTCGGGAGATAGACAACCTAATTTTCTGTCTTTCTCCACCACTATACATTTCATAGGAAACTTCATCTCCGTTACTATCTACAATAGCAATATGAAATTCATCTTTAATGGTTCCTGATCTAGTTTCCCTTTCTGTGGCCATAATAATATTTAATTCGGAACTGTACTCTGATAGGTGGTGCTGGGCCAGGGATTCCAATTGGGATATCATAGAATCAAACAACATCATTCGAATCTTCTTGAACCCGTCTACCCAGAAATCAAAATATTTCTTTTTATCAAGTAAACCATTTTTAGTTTCATTCATTCCACGGATCTTTGACCCTAATTCCCTTATTTGCTTTTTCCTATTTTCCTCCATTTCTAGATAAGGATTAATTTCTTCAGATTTTTTTAGCATATCATTTTTCAAATTAGTTATTGTAATTACTGAAGCGGATATAGTAGATTCCCCATCAGCTTGGGCATGGGATAATTCTACTTTCAAATCTCGTATGGAATCTTTAATCGTATCCAATTCCCTAATTTTTTTATCAATTTCATCTACCAATGATTTACTAACTTTTAGTTGATCTCTTAAACTTCTTTCCTTATCGGGAATAGTATCCCACTCTGATTTTATTCCCATTGCCTCTAATCCTAATTGATTTATTCGGGATTGGAGATATGACCCTGTAATGGTTTGGGCACAAAATGGACAAGGGCCTTCTCCCTGTTTTGTAAGAGTTTGAATTTCATTATTTATTTCATTCATATCTATTTTCAAATTATCTCTACGAAATACAAGAGCATTTAAATCTGACTGAATATTGTTAGTTCTATCGGATGCCTCTTGTTTAGTGCCGGTTTCTTTTATCAAAATATTTTTACTATTTTCAAAATGGGCTATCTTCAATTTAATTTTATTTGTTTTTTCGTCTATTCTAAGTTGAATGCTATTTAATTCATTCTCTTCTTCAACTAAACTTTCTTTCCAAGATGAAATACTGGCCACTCTTTCGGATTCAAAAGTATCTATATTGATTTTGTATGAGGTAGATCGGACCCCAGTTAACTCTCCTTCTTTATTTCCAATAGATTTATCTAATTCAAGCACCAAGGACTGTAATGATTTTGCCGATTCCCCCGCCTTCAGACTACTGGACACATATTTGTCTAGACCCCTAACATCTGTTAAAATTTTGGCACGTTCTGCAGGTTTTAGATCTGGGAAATTATTGAAATCCCTTCCGAACATTACAGCGCATTGAAAAGAAATGAAATTTATTTGTAATACTTTTTCTAATTCATTTTGCTTAACTTGGTATGTTGCATTTTTAAATAATTCTGTTTCTTCTTTCCAAATTTTCAAATTGGGTGTTTTCTTTCGTTCAATAGTTCTCTCTGTTTTATACATAACGGAATCTGCTGTAAATACAGTTTGAATCAGGGCTTGTTTTTCTTTTTTATGTATAATTTCATCCTTATACCGATTTTTTCGGCAAAGTTCCCCAAACCACCCATAACAAAAACTTTCTAGTAACGTCGATTTTCCACTTCCATTTGATTGACTCTTCTCGTCATCCAAATTCCTTCCGTCTATTTGGATGGTTTTTCCTTCATAATTGGCCATGGAAAATTCGAATGTTTTACGGAAAGACATGAATCCTTTTCCACTTATAGATATTAATCGAATTAGCATATCATCTCCGTCTTTTTGGGTTTGCAGAGGGAATCAAACTCCATAAAAACTTTTGCGAATGAACTTTACAAGAAAAAACAATCATTTCACTTTCCATTTTTTTCCTCACTTCATTTTCATATTCATCAATACGTTTTGACATTAAAATTATGGATGTAATTTCCTTTTTGTGGTTTTCATTTACTTTCACTTTTTTGAAAGGCACTGGGGATACTTCAACAATGATTTCCCTTTTTCTCTTTATTAAAAGAGGCCGTCTCATTTGAATAATTCAATGCCCACCCGGATAAGATCCACTTGGTTTAGCCCAGATCCTTCAATGTTATTTTGAACATATAAATTTATGATAGAATCATCATCCTCTACCATTTCAGGAGGAATTTGAGATTGATGATGACGAATAATATTTACTTGGAAGGAAATTCCCCTAGCACCCGCACCTTGTAATTTAAATCGAATATCATTTTTGATTTCTGGACCCCATTGGGAGGTTGGAACATCCCCGACCACTCTGATATAATTGCCTTCCAAGTTGGTTGCTTTATCCCACTGGTCAGGAAACGATCTAACATCCAATGATTTGAACTCTGGGTATTTAAGTTTAATTGGGGCAAGTTTTTTGGTTTTAGAATTGAGTAACCAAATAAATCGGTTCTGCCCTTCGTCAGAAAATCGTATTTGATAAGGGCTTCCAACATATTGGACTTGCCCAATTGCCTGGCACTTATGAACATGGCCCGAGATGTAGAGTGTTTTGGGGTTGAAAAAATATGAATCCATTCTTCCGGGTATTTCTCTTCCAGTTTCATAAGTTACTCCGGGGATTTCTTGATGAAAAAATACTATGTCGGGATTTTGAGAATTTATTCCTTTCAAATCTGTTAGGAAATCTTCAAATTTTCTTTCATAAGGAATAAATCCAATTTTTACTCCGTCTATTCTAGTAATCATTTGAGTTAACGTTATCAAACAAAGATCAAATAATTTAGCAATTGGATATTTGGGCAAGTTGAAATCGTGATTACCGAGTAACGCTGTATGTAGAACTTCTCCTTTTTCTATTTCTGATAACATTTTGTTACATTCAATAAGTAAGTGGGAGGGAACTTTATCTTTAAGCTCAAATAAATCTCCGAGGGAATAAACCCATTTAATTTCAGGATGACTTCGTAAAATATCTATGATTTGTTGAAGAATATTTAGTCCTTCTACTAAACGAGAATTTAGTCCTGTTTTTTTATCAACTTGTTCGAACTCTTTACGTTCATGAAGATGAAGATCAGAAAATATGAGCGAGTCTGGTTGAATGTCGAATGGGGAATGTGGTCTAAGTAGTTTTCTCAATTTCTGACCCTCTGTTTAATTTTTGGATTCAAAAATTGAAATCCATATCTTGCTAAGACGTATGCATCGCATAAATTATCATCATCGAAATCTACCCCAAATTTCTTGTGCACTGATAAAAGCATAAGGTCTTTTTTTGAATTTCCTTTTCCAGTTACAAATTTTTTTAATACAGTTGGAGGAACGATGATAAAAGGATAATTCGCCATAAATAAATCTCGTTTTATTATTCCTGCAAGCTCTCCTAATTGAAATATACTGATTGTTTTGGTGATACCAAAAGCAGGACCTTCTATCATTATTAGATCAGGTTTAATCTTACCGACGGATAATCCAATACTAATTGCTATTTTTGTTAATCTTGGTGTATTTTCCTCTTTGGAAGAAGATGTTATGAGTCGTTGTTCTACTATTCTCCAATTATTATCTACGGCTACCAATCCAGTTGCACATAATGATAAATCTAGCCCCATCACTATACTCATGGGTTTTTCATCCTCTCTGACTTCCAAAGAATTCAACCAAAACAACTTCACCATCCAATGATTTAGCCGTTAGTTCTTTTCCGGGGAAATATTTCAATTTAATTATAGACCAAAATAATCCCCGTATAGATTTCAAAGCCTCCGTTTTCCATCTTACTTCTTCTTCTCTTCTTTTTGATTCTGTTACGGTATGACTAGTTATATCTAATTTTATCGTATTAATTTGATCTACTATTATATCTGATATGGAAAACATCAGTTTTTTCCAACCAGATAATTGCAATAAAATTATTTCTTGAGGTTGAACGGGGGTTCCTTTATATTTCCAATTTGGTAATTGTAAAAGTATGGCTGATCCGAATAGCTCTTTAGTCAAATGGGTTAAAAATAATTCCCATCGTTTTTCTTCAACGTTAGGACTTAAATTGACGACCTTATTTTCATTCATATTAATTCCTACTTTTTGGTGAACGTTCTGTTCTAAACTGAGAATCAATTTCTTCCCACATATTTATAACAGCTTCTTTGAGTTGAGATTGAAGATTATTCTCTTCTATATGTTTAATAGATTTTTCAAGACTAATGAATTCCTCCGTTACGGCCCAATATTTTTTGTTACCAGACATTTCTTTAATGTACACTAAATTTCCCCATAGATCGTCAAGCCCATAATCAAAAATTATGAATATATCGGCTTCTCTATATGGGGCGTCTATAGAACTTTTTATTACCGTTACTTTGGATTTTACTCCAATTACTTTTTCAACCTCTACTGCTCCTATTTTTACTTTTTTCTTGATTTTAGATCCTAATGTAGGTGTTACTTCTAAACGTAGAGATGCTAAAAATGGGATAGCATTTCCACCACCAGTTTTAGTTCTTTTTTGCCCAGGTAATGCATCTTGGATATCTTGTACTTGATTTGTTAGTACGACCAAACGATTTTTCTTGGATATTTCTGCTTTTGCCTTTCGGCATAATTGATGGAATTCTTTCGCTCTTGAACTACCTCTTTTATCCCCCTTTTCATCTTCTAATGAAGACATTAAAACAGCAACGCTATCTATGGCTGTCAAACTAACTCCCCCATTTTCAGATTCAGGGGTTTCCATAATTAAATTTTCTACTTCTTTAACAGTAGTAGGATTTGATAAATCTTCTTTATTAATTTTGATCCCCATATATTTTAACCAATCTGGAGTCATTCGACGTTCGGCATCTCCTATTTTGGTTATACCACCAGTATTTTGGACATAGGCTACCATCTCTCCAAGAACGGAGGTTTTTCCACTAGAAGGGGGTCCAGAAATTTCCATAAGTATACCGGAGGGAACTCCTCCCCCACGTATGCGTCTACCACTGATCGCCAAATCTAGTAACGTGGACCCCGTAGAAACCATGCGACTTTTATCTATAAGTACTTCTTCCTCTTCTTCATGTATAGCCACTAACCCTTTTGCTACATCTTGTATTTTGCGTTTAATCAATGGCATTCTGATCTCCTTTTAATAAAACTCTCCATTTGTTGTATAAATCCCTCTTTAAAAAACTAGAAAATCCATAATCCATGCATATTCCCTCAAATATATTGAAATCTAATTTATCTGGTACTAAATCTACCGAAGTGGATCTTTTATGAGGAAGTTTCACTAAGGAATAATTAAAAGTAGGATCAAAAGCATGTATATCTTGATATTTTTTTGAACTAACTCCTAATTCTGATTTTAAATATTTTATAGCAGTTTTCTCGCCAACTCCAACTACTCCTTTTATATTATCAGATGAACACCCTGCGACCGATTTAACGTAGTACCACATATTAGGGTCTATCCCTTTTTCTTCTATGAAATCATCTTTAGAGTAAATTTTCTTTTCTCTTGGATTATAAATAGATACTTTTGAATTTAATAATTGGTATAAATCTTCGTCCGACGTTACAATATAAGTATGATCAAATTCCCAAGCATGGTCATTAGCTATATGAGCAATAATATCGTCTGCTTCTAATCCAGTTTGAATAAAATTATTTTGAAATCCTAATTTAGGAAGAATCTTTGTACGAATTTCCGTAAATTGGGGTTTACCAGAACGAATTATATCTTCCATCTCGGGATCTTCAATTTGAGGGCGTTTTTTATAATCAGGGTAAACATCTCTACGATATGATTTTCTAGAATCCCAAGCAAATGTAAATCGAGGTTGTTCAAAATCCTCCGATAACTTTAAAATTTCTCTCATGAAACCAAATATAACTCCAGTGGAATGTTCCTCATAAGAGAGTCCCATCATTGATAGCATGGCTCTGTATGCTATGAAATTAGAATCAATTATTAAAAGATTGCTCAAATTTTTTCCTTAATTTTTAACTTAGGATGGTGACGATAATGACGTAACGGGTCTTTGATAGATCTTCCAGTTTTATCTGTAAGTAGAACTTTGTATTGAGATAATTCCGGCATAAGATCATCTGGATAAAAAGTTTCTTTCATTTCTTCTAAAAGTTTGACCATTTTCTTTTGCCAATTATATGGCATTGAAATTAATCCTACTCTAGGAAGAACTAAGTATGATGCATAAGTTAATCCAAACCATTCGTGCATAGGATCTTCTTTGATAACTTCTTTTTTCATTTTATAGTCCTTGGGAAGTGGGATATAAGCCTCAAGAGAGGCAGTCCCTTATCCGGCTGGTAGCTCCCACTCCCCAAGTCTGGATGACGCAGTTTGAATATGGTATAGGGCACCCCATCATCCATTATTTAACAACCCATTTTCTAACTTCTTCCATTTCAAATAATTCTTCTCGTAAACAATTTTGACATTTCCTAATATGGGTGGTTTGTTTCATAATAAGGGGAAGTAGTTTTTCTCTAATAGGAGTTTCAGTAGGAGGAAAGGAACTACCATTTACTAATTTGCGCCCATCCCCCCATTTTTGATGTAACTCAAAAACTTTCCAAGAATATTGAAGGCCGTGATTTTCACAATTATCTAATTTCTGTTTTACTATCATTTTCCCTCCTAATTAATTTGGTGGTTAGGGGTGCCATCGTCCCAAGACATTCGCTTGGTCAGCACGGTTACCATCCGTGTCCGTACCGGAAAATCTAACCAGACATACGGAACACCCCCCCAACCAATGCACCAGTTTCAGCCCCCTACACAAGGCTTAACGCTCCCTGGAGCAATCAAAAAGGGGACGGACAGTTGGGAAGAAGTGATAGGCTATCCCGAACCAATACACCCCGACCGTCTGTGACCGTCCCCATATGTATTACCCTCTTGGTCTTAAACCACGTCTGGGTCCTGCAGTGGCAGGAGCCGCAGTGGTTGCTACCGGAGCCGCTGCTGCAGGAGCCGCAGGTCTAGGAGTTGGTCTAGGAGTTGCCGGGGCTGCAGGAGTAGGACGAGTAGCAGAGGGTGCAGAAGTCTCTGCGCCAGCCGCATCAATCTTATCCTTCTCAGCCGAGCAGTCATCCCAAATGGGGCAAGTAGCGCACTCGTTATACTTTTCACAATCTGCCCCAAATACTCCCCCAACAGGACAGATCTGGGCACCAGCCGTTACTGGAGTAGCGGCGGGGCGTTGACGGGGGGTGGGGGTTGGATTAACAGCCGGGGCAGGTATCGGAGGTTCCGCAGCAGGAGCAGGAGTTGCTCTGGTACGAAGTCGGGATTCTGCGGGAGCCGCTGTCGGTTGGGGTGCTGGGGATTCCTCTGTTGGGGGAGCTACATCCCCTCCCCCTCCTTGAAAAGCCAGATTAATTTCATCATAAGAAGAATAGTTGACGCAATCGTCCAAAATGAAAGCCGCATCCAAAACTTCATCAGGAATTTGGTAATTTCTGTCCACAAACTTATGGGCTAGAAATTCCGAATTCCTCTTGGTTCCCTTACGAGTAAAGGAGATGGATTTCCCTGTATCTGGGTCTGAGAATGCCACGTACATATCAGTGGATTTTCCAGCCCCCCGAACGGGGGTCTTAGCCAAAGGTGCAATATGCTTCTCCATAAACCAGTGGGCGGCATCGAAGATCTGAACCCCCTTGTTCTCTTCCTTATCATTATCGTAGCACAGGATATTGTAGATACTCCGACGTTTGGGGGTGAGTTCCTTTACCAGATCCTCATCATAATCCTCCTGCCGGCGAACCTCTTCACGATATTCGCAAATGGGGCAGGACTTATTATAATTGCGAGCGGGGCAAACATAAGCATCTTGATTTACCCCTACCTGATAATGAACCCAAAGAATCAATACATAATTGGGTTCCCCAGGCTTGGTATTAGGATCATGGTCTCCAGCAAGGAAGGGAATAATATCGATAAGATGTTCCCCCTCCCCACATTTCCAAAGTTTGCTAACGTATTCATCTTTGAAAATGTTTTTAAACTGCCCAGAGTCATCCCGCTTTTCGTATGACTCTTGGGTTTTCTTTGCCAGAGATTCTTTCATCGCCGCACGTCTGTCAAGCGTGGCCATTTCTTTTTCCTCCTTCTTTTATTTTATTAAATTAGTAACTGCTGCCTTTAGGTGGCAGAGGAAACTCCCTCCTTTCGATTAACTTGACTTATATACTCGCCGAACTTATAATAATTTACATGGCAAGATATGTTCGAAATGTTAAGGCAATTTTTAATCTTAAATTGCATTTGATATGGTGCACCAAATACCGCCGCCCTGTGCTTGTAGAGGATATTGAAAAGAGGCTTAGGATATTGCTTTATACCAAGACAAAAGAATTGGAAATGGTAATTTACTCTTTGGATATAAATCCAGATTATGTCCATATATTTATAGAATTTGACCCTCGTCAAGGGATTGCTGAAATTGTAAATCGACTGAAGGGTTTCACTAGTCGAATATTGCGTCGGGAGTTTTCTTCGTTGCGTTCTCGATTGCCTACTCTTTGGAGTCGTAGTTATTATGCTGGAACTGTAGGGCAAGTTTTGGGAGTAACAATACGAATGTATATAGACTCGCAAAAGGGAAAGTAGATGTTCAAAGCTTTCAAATATCGACTTGAACCAAATGTGAATCAAACTAGGGAACTTGAAACATCCCTTGAAACCCACAGAAGACTTTACAATGCCTGTTTGAGGTGGCGAAAGGAATCTTATGAAACAAATAAACATGGCGTTAATTATGTGGAACAATCGGCCCAATTTACCCTTGATCGAAAGATAAACCCATACTATGCTAGAATCAATTTTTCCTCTGCTCAAGCAACAATGCGCAATTTGGATAAGGCTTTCAAAGCGTTCTTTCGCCGTGTTAAATCTGGCGGAAAGCCGGGCTACCCGAGATTCAAAGCAAGAAATCAATTTCATTCGATAACGTTTCCATCTGGTGGCGGAGATGGTGCCCGGATAATAGGTAATAAACTGAGGCTTCAACATATTGGACTGGTACGAATCAATTTGCATCGCCTCATTGAAGGTACAGTTAAAACTATTAATATTAAAAGAGAATTGGATAAATGGTATGTGACGGCGGTTTGCAAATTCCCCCTGGTGCCTCAAATAATTACATGTAAGCCTATTATTGGTATTGACGTTGGGTTGGAAAGTTTCTTGACTACTAGTGATGGAGAGCATATCTATCCTCTTCAACCGATGAAGCCAAATCTTGGCAAACTTCGAATCTCCCAACGCAGTTTGAGTAGAAAGAAAAAAGGATCGAATAGTAGAGAAAAACAACGAAGGATTGTTTCCAAATTGTACTTGAAAATATCGAATGTACGAAAGGATGCTCATCATAAAATTGCGGTGAATTTGATCAATCGCTACGGAGCTTTTGTGGTGGAGAGCTTGAACGTCCAAGGGATGGTCAAGAACCACCGATTGGCACGAGCGGTGTTGGATGCTGGCTGGGCTAGCTTCCTTATGATATTGAAGAACAAGGCTGAAAGCGCCGGTCTTCGATACGAAGAGGTGAGTGCGCGTTATACTTCGCAGATATGTCCTGAGTGCGGCAAGGTTAAAAAGAAAACCTTGAGTGAGCGGAGGCATGATTGTGATTGTGGGTATAGTGCGCACAGAGATCATGCGGCGGCGCGAGTAATTCTCGCCCGTGGTATACAGGCTGGGACGCAGCCTGAAGGACTTAATGTTAGTGTTAGCTAACATGTTCTTAGAAGCCGCCTCATTTATGTGGCGGAGCGTCACTTTTGCCCTCCGGTCCCTTTTGGGGGTTATCCTTGAACACGTCAAGGAGTTTTTTGGTGTGACTAATTTTAGTGTCCCACCAACTGTTCATACACGCTGTGGCTATTACCCTAACCACCATATATATAGCCATTAGTGATAAGGGTATTCCAACTACAGCTATTAATATTTGTTCCCACAGTTTTAAATCATTCATTCGGTCCTCTTTCTGGCCTTGAGGAGAGATCGTTGGTGGGCGGTGGCGTCATCTGCTAATTTTCCTACCTCTGTGGTATCCAACCGAACTTGAGAAAAGTAACCAGAGATGTACAGAGCCACCAATCTCTCCAACATGGACCGGCGTTGATCTAGTGCTTCTTTTGCGGCGGAATAAATATTCACCGCATATTGTGCATCTGATATTTCTTTCTCGGCTTTATTCACCTCCTCGTTGGATTCTAAAGCTGCATTTATGGAACCCTCCGTTACTTTATCTATTTTATACTCCGCAGGGCGAGCACGTACATCCATATTTATATTAGATTTAATTACCATTGCCCTCCTTTTTGCTTCGTCTCTGACTCGGATGGCTTCTGAGTATTCTATTGACCACTTTAGGAAACGTCTTGGCTGGTCGAGGCATGCAATATCGAGGTTGTCTTTATCAATTTCTAAGTCTTTTTCAATTTCTGAAATTTCTAATTCGTCGCTCATTTCTTATTTCCCCCCTAACATTTTATCGAACACATTTTTATAAATTTCTTTAATTCCCTCCGCTGCTAGAGTATTTTGTAGTAAAGAAGCAGCGGATTGGAGCACCGCTATCTTTTCTGCTATATCAAAACCATTTAGCTCTTTGATGCCTGTAAGCACTTTCGCAACTCCTTCATTTATTTTATTAACGTCCATATTTTCCCCTTATATTAGAGTAGACATGTAACAACTTGCAATTAATCCGGCTTTTCCAGAATCATAAAAATTGTTTGAGAATTCAGCCATCAATCTAACTACTCTCTCTCCATTCTTATGGTCCCCATTTAAAAGTACGGAGGCAAGATACCCAAGAACCGCTCTGCGAACTGATTCAGCTTCCTGATCCACTCCCTTCAACATTATGGATAATTCTTTCCAACGATTTTCGCCCTTCTCTTTAGCCATAATTTTGCGGCACAAGTCAATAATGACAGTCTCACTAGGTAAATTTTCATTGATAGCTTCAAGTTGTTTCTCTTCCTCTTGGATATCAATGATTTGATCCAAAATGACCAATGCTTTTCTAGCACACCCTTCTGCGGAGAATAGAATGTCACTTTTCACCTTTTCCGATAATTGAACGTTCTCTGAGGTTAAAATCCAATTTATCAAGGAAATCATATCGTGTTTTCGTAGAGTTGAAACGTTATATGTGGTGGATCTAGTTTTAATTGTTTTCAACAATTTCTCTGGTTCTGTAGTACAAAGAATGAAATAGACTCCCTTTGGGGGTTCTTCTAGAATTTCTAACATTGCATTCTGAAAATCGGCGGTAGATTTGTGACATTCGTTCAGAATGATTACTCTTATGTCCCCATACAATGGCTCAAACTGGCAACTAGCTATAATTTCTCTAGCAGTATCAATCCCCCGCATATCAGATATATTATATTGAGCTAAATCCATTTCAGAACATTTCAACATGTTAGCGATTATTCTTGCGAGGGTTGTTTTTCCGCATCCACTTGGACCAGATAGTAAAATGGTATGTGGTTTATCTTCTCTTGATAAAATTGATTTTAGGCTTTCCTTAATATTTTCATTTCCAAAAAACTCCTCTAGATTTTTTGGGCGATACGACAATTGCAAAGGCATAGGTTCTCTCCTTACCTTATACTACAGGATTTCCTACATTTTCAACTTTTAACTCCCTCATACTAAAAAATCCCAGGATTGGTTAATTTTTCCTATTTTTATATCAGATATTAATGGGACAATGATCCAAGGATTGTTCGCTAAAACATCTTTAGTCATCACTTTTTTAGTGGTTTCTATTACATGATCTATTTCGTTTGGGTTAGTATCTATAATTATAGAATCATGGATTTGTCCTATTAATTTAGATTTCCATTTTTCTTCTTTTGATATTTCATTTATTTTAATTATTGATTCTAAAAGTACGTGGAATGCTGTGCCTTGAATTACGGAATTTATAATTTCATTTTTGGTTAAAAATCCCCTTCGTCGGAAGCCATGCATCATTTCAACATATCCGTTTTGTTGGTATGATTTTATTAGTCCATCTTGAAATTTTTTAATCCCACGATATTTTAGCCAAAATTCTCGCTCTGCTTTTTGAACTCTCATTATAGGTAGATCATGGTATCCTCTGCTAATTAAATCTGCATGAATATTTTTATAATAACTGCCGTAAAAGAGGGCAAAAACCATGGCGTTCTTGGCATCGAATCTCATTATTTTTGCATCGAATCCCTTTAGTTGTAAAAAATCTGCCCACTCTTGATGAATATCCGCTCCATCTATACGTTCTTTCATTAATACAGGGTCTTTGGAATAGCAAGCTAAAATGCCGACTTCATGCCCCCCATAATCAGCCTCAGCTAATAGGTTTCCTGGAGAGGGAATTATTCCATTTCTTACCATAGTCATAGATTCTTTATCTCTTTTGGGAATGTTTTGCATATTGGGGGAGTCCATAGAACTTCTGCCTGTTCTTACTAAATGTAAATTAGAATTAGGATGTAATTTTTTATTGACTTGTAAACCTAAAATTCCATCAATATAAGTAGTCTTCAATTTATCCAATTTTCTTTTTTTAACCAAATCTTTTGCGAAGGGTATATCCAAACTTTCCACAACGTCTTTATCTACGGAGTCCCCACCACCCTCCGTTTTTTTGATGGATTTTACTCCTAAGAATTCAAACAAAAGTTTTTTCATATCATCAGAAGAAGTTAATTTTATTTCTCTTCCTGTTTTAGATTTAAATAATTTTGCTTCTGGAGAGCGAAGTAATTGTTTTTCTAGGAAATCTAGTCTTTTTTCTAATTTTATTTGGGTATCTTGATAATATTCTACGTTTACTGAGATCCCTTCCATTTCCATATCAGAAAAAGCAAGAACTCCTTTATGAAATAAATCGTAGGCTTTAGAAGCGGCGAGGGATTCCTTATTCCCCTTATCCATGAAATCCCATTGCCGTTCCGCCAATCTCATCGTGAAATAAGCATCTAATCCGTTATATTTCAATAGCTCATTTAATGGGCACTTCTGCATAGTATTAAATTTAGTTCCCGGAAGGGCCTTTTTGAATTTAGAAATATCCCCTCCGTATTCATACCCCCAATTTATAAACGTTTGAAAATCTAGCCCTGTAAATCCTGCTCGTTCATCTACGATATGAGAACAAACCATTGTATCCCAATACCATCCTTTTGGCTCTTCTCCAATTATGATTTTACTCCACGGATGCTCCATCTGAATATTCTGGGCTACTTTTAATATTTCTGGGTCGGAGAGTACCCCTCGCCATGCCTTATTCAACGCTTCTAACTGTCCTGATTGCCACGCTCCGGGGTAGGAGTAGGGCCAGGCATAGGCTATGTCCTCCCCGTAGATAGCGACAGCCGTAGACACAATAGAGTGGCCGGGATAGTAGGGACGGAGGCCAGTAGTTTCATAATCAAATGCTATCGTTGGTTTTTGTTCTTTAATCGTTTTGAGAATATCTAAAATTTCATCTGTATTGGTTAGACATTTTATCTTTTGGGAATAATCAATTTCTTCTATTTCTGGTAAATTTGAAGTTATTTGTTCCATTGCCCATTGGAGGTCTAATTTGAAAATGTTCTCTGCGTCAGGATTTCTGATAACGAAAGAGGGATGGTATAGTGGGATAACCCAAGCCTTCGTTTGAACATCAGGAATGCAAAGTTTTCTCCATCTCCCAATAGATAAATTTGTTGAAATAGGTTGAGTCCTATTCATGAAAAACGCCTCTACTGCTTTTGCGCCAAAAAGTAGTATATACTTCGGTTGAAATTGTTGTATCGCTGCTCGCCAGTTAGGTTCGCAAGCTTTGATTTCCCGTGTAGTCGGAGTTCGGTTGCTCCCCTTCTCGTTGGTTGGCCGGCAATTATGATGAATTACTCTATTTGCTATAAAACTATTGTCCTCTTCTACTTCTATGCAAGTTAAAGACATTCTTTTTCCTATAGGAATTTTTTCTATAGAAACTATTTCTACTTCGGTGAATTGATATTCTTGATTATGATTCTTTATTAATCTTTCTATTGGGGAAATAGGATTTTTAGAGGAAACTCGGAGTAATTCATAATTATAATTTTTAGCTAGTATGTTTTTTTTCGTTTGATCATTTTTAACTGATTTTTGTCCGTTCCTATCCGGATTATCTACTTCCACTAGCAAATTATACTTTGGCAAAAAGAAATCATAATTTAATGTTTCAATGGCAAATTGAGAAATGAATTGTATTTTTTTATCGGATAAATAATTTGCTAAAGACCCCTCTCCAAATCCTATTGTGATAGGAGATATACTAGATAATTTATTTTCAGATTCTTTAATTTTGGCCCATTTTATTCTGCCTTTTAGCTTAGCTTCCTTAGTTACTTTCCCCCCCGTCATCTTCCCCCAAACGCCCAGTTTAGCCGATCTTCTTACTTTTTCATGGGCTTTCTCCCTAAGTTTTTCTCCATATTTATCCTCTAAGTATTTACTTTCGCAGATTAAAGAACAAATATTTTCCCCATAAGAATTAGTTTTAAAAAAAATACCCCCACAAATTATACATTTTTCTCCTATGGCTATTATTCTATCTCCTTTATTTAATTGACGTGCATAAACCCAATTTTCTTTATTGTCTATTTTAGATAAAAATCTATGTGAAGAGGTAACAACAAATTCTTTCAAACTTCTATTTTTATAAGGAGAATTGATCCTCCCCACTTTAATTTTGTAAACTTCTTCAGTAATTCTTTTAAGGTGCTTGGGAAGATCTTGAATTCTAGATATTACCTTTCTAAATCTTCCTTTATGGGTTAATACTAAATCCCCCACCTTAACTTTAGATACAGGTTTATACCCATCTATAGTAAATATAGGAACTTGATGATAAACAAAACACGCTACGGCATTAGTTTTTCTGAAATCTCTATCTAGATCGTACCCCATAATCCTAAAGCATTTTCTAAGAAAATGGCCAGTTTCTCCTATAAATTGATTGTTCAGTTGATCTTCTCGCTCACCACTAGCTTCCCCCAATATGAAGGTTTTAAGTTTTCCTTCACCAGTGGGGGGAATATTTGGGGATAGGGTACGATTTTTCAGCCCACATGCGTCACAACCTACGGCCCCTCGGGGGGTTTTTGGTTGGGCTGCTTTAGCAGGAGTTGGTATATCAAAGAACCCTCGCATTTATATTTTTTCCAACCCCACTTCCACATGTCCCACTACGAATCGGGGTTTGGTATCTCCTAGACTAGTCACATCTATCATGGCTATAGTTATATTCTCAACTCTTACTTCAGTTTGGTCTATAAATAATCCTACCATTTGTGATATTATTCTTTGCATATTATTTTCCATCTTTTTTTTTCAATCCTAATTTGATTAATGTCCATATTAATGCTCCCTCCAGCACATAGGATCGAAGCCCTTTTTCTTGGCAATTTCATCAGCTATCCATTCGAATTGAGGAAACTTTTCAATAAAGAATCTTGTCATTTCCCCAGTACAAAAAGCACAATCCCCTCCGTCAGCCAACCAAAATAAATTTAATATGAATCTAGCAGTCTCTTCATCCATTAATCTTTCCCTTCCCAAGGATCTTGGGGGTGCGCCCCGTGGCATTTTACCATTATGGTAGGTGGTTTCTCCCTTTTCCCTGCAGAATATTCTGGATCTTTGAAATCCAACACTGGAATTTTACCCGCATAATAACTTTTGCAGCGAGGACAAACTGATTTTGACTCATCAGAAGGAGTAAGAATAATACTTGTCTTAATCTTTTTGTCTTTCTTTTTCATTTTTATTTGCAACTTTTTGGTTGAGGACTACCATGAGCATAATCACTCTTATCATACACTTGAATCACCGATGTGGGGGCCTTAGCAGGTAAGATATTTCCCATTGACCATTTAAGTGGATAGGCTACTACAAATTCAAGTCCATCTATACACACTGTTTTTACTATTATTCCAGGAGAAAATTGAACTTCAGAAAGAATAATAATTCCTATAAAAATTGCCCCAACTAATTTACTAAAATAATTTCTCATACAATCTCCTATTTTCCTACTGATGCAACCATAATATGACTAAATTTCTCCGAAGAGAACAACAATGATTTCTTAACTCCGCTCATACGGAATTGACGGGTGATTCCTAAAATTTTTTTGAAAAAGTCAGGTTGTACTTTAAGTTCAATTCCTTCTTCAAAATGACCTTTTTTCCAATCAACTCCGTCAACAATTTCCCCTGCTTCTTTCCCCGCCCGAATTTCTAAAACTCCCTTGGAATAGGAAAGAGAAACTTTTGATAAAGCATCCCATCCATCTCCACTAGCACCAGCCAGGATTTTAGCCCTTTCCAACGGAGCCTCCAATCCCTTGGGAAACTCAAGAGGATCAGCAGTCATATCAAATTTCATAACTTCGAACAGTCCCACAATCTTCTTGGAAGGGTAATCCCCTGCTAGTACCCTTGAACTATAGATAGCTCCCCTTTCGTTAGAGAAATGAGCCCATGCCTTTGATAAAGCAATAATTTCAAAGTTCTCTTCTAATTTCATAAGCCCTTCCACCGTTTTGGTTGGGAGGGTAAATGCGCTAGTGACTGCTTCCAACATGGTATAGATGGACACCCGGTAATTGTCTGTAGAAACTGCTTTATTTTCGAAGAAATGAACCCCTGCCAAAGGTCCCAAAGCTGGCCCCGTCCCTGCGCTGAATGAACAAAGTTCCATTCCCACTTGGAAGTCTTTGGGGAGATAGAACCATTCCAATCCATCTGTTTGAACAGCCCAAGCCCTCTCTAGAGAACTGGTAATCTGTTCTTTTTGAAGAGGGTTCATTTTGAGAGTAGTCTTCCCCCCCTTAACTTGAAATTTACCGTCGTCATTCATCTTGATATCAATTTCTTCGGCTTCCATTTTGGATAAAACCTTGTACAATTCTTCTGCTCTAACAGCTGTTCTGATTCCCGTTTCAAGGGGGAAGGAGCAACTGATATCCTCCTTGTACGACCGGACCCAGTTTTCATCGAATAGAATAAAATCTGATCCGATGGCACTGGATTTGTCAATCCCCATCATTACAGATTTGATAGCATTTAACAGATCAACTTTTTTCATTTTTCCCTCCCCATAAAAGTTTTATTCCAGGCATCTTTTAACTTTTTAACATTTAATATCATAGGAGTAGCAAATGGTGTTTTTGTTCCTTCTAAATATATAGGTGGTTGAGTTACCCCTGAATAAACTCGGATCCAAATTTTTCCGAAAAATAAAATAGATAATCTTTCTTTCCAATCTGCTTTCCAACAAGATATACAAATTTGTCCGTCATTCCAAATGGGAAGTGGGGAACATTCTTTATCTGTCATTTCTGCTGGTTTTTGTAAATCTTTTGTTTTCTCAGAAAAATCTATAGGTTTCATATTTCCTCCATTTTGATATAAGAAAAAATTTCCCTTTTTTCCAAAGGGCAAAGTTTGTCCTTAAATGCCTCAAGATTTTTGTTATCTAGAGATCCCCCATCATTAACCAATTTATTTTGGTTCAATATGATAGGATCTGTATAGAAAATATATCTCAAATATTCGTTTAAAAATTTGATATTTCGGGAGAAATTGAACCGGAAATAAATTTGGGAGTACCCCAAATCCCATATATTTACCCCCAAAATATAATTATTTTTATCTACCAAAATTTTTCTATTATTACCATGAAAAAGGTAATTTAGCATAACTTCATCATCATGTATTTCTTGATCTTCCCCCTTGGTACCAACCCATTCCAGAAATAACTTTTTCAAATCCTCCTCATGATCAGAGGTTGCTTCAATATATCGTAGGGGGGCATTCCCATATCGGCCAGGGAATTTGCGAATATTTTTCCTAAAGATAGACCAACGACCCCCTTCCATTTTCAAAAAGTTTTTGGGATCATAGATATACTCAAAGGATAAAAATTCCTTCTTATAATCTGAGGACATTTCCCAATTATGAAAACAAGCCCAAATTTTGTTCATGGGAATAATCCAATCTGAAGGAGGGCTTTTAACTAACTCCCCCGTTAGTGAATTTATTGGCGGCCCTATGAACCACTCGTGTTGTTTCCAATATACATAATCTCCACAAGTTTGCTCTTCAATTCCAGATCGTTCAAAATATTCTTGACTGCATGGAAAAGTTGGAGTAATTTTATATTTCTCAAGCAATTTTAAGTAATTACTTTTCACCGACTTTTCCTTTCAACAGCCTCAACGATATTCTCCACCGCTTCTTTTTGCCTATCCGTTACATGACTATTTTCTTCTACAGTATTTGCAATCCCCGACAGCGTTTCTTCGGCCCAATCGTAATCTGGGTCTGATAAATAATCATTTATTTCTTCTATGAAATTTTCCCAACTACATTCTTGACACATTTATGGTTATCCTCCTCTGCTCGTATAATTCCTATATCAACCCCTTCTTCAAGGATGAATATTTTTACTTTTCCTTTCATTCCTATAGGCAAATTATCTTCTGCTAGTTTTCTAATTTTTTCAGAATTTTCTGGTTTAATTTTGTAAGGAATCTTGATAATCATTAGATCGTTTTCTCTAACTTCTAGCGTTTGAACACTTTTAACAAACTCAATTTCGTTCATATTTTTTCCTCTACAGTTTTAAACGAGGCGGACCATCCACATCCAGACCAATGTTTGCAGGGACCATTTACTTTGCAATAGGGGCATGGGCCATCTAACTTTCCCCATAGTCGATTTATCTCTTTAAGTATTGACTTCAATTCCTCTGGTTCGCATATCCCACATAGGGCAAAGGGAGGTACTTCGTGGGTACAATTAGAAAGTCTCATTTTTTCCCACCGTCTTCAGCGCGGCGCGGCAGATGGCGAGAGGGGCGGACGGTTCATCCCATCCCTGCTTACCATCAACGACAGTACATGACTTTTTGTCGATCCCGGTTCCCCTCTCTTCGCCTATCGCGTCTCTCATAACACAAATCCACGACGCTCCGTCATACCATTCATTACCAATAACGCTTACTTTCCATTGGTTTTGTCTGAAATGCTCCATGACCTGCCACGCAGCGGAAATGGAGGTGGAATACATCGGAGGCCCAGCTTTCTTTGGGAAACACTTGCCCATTTCATGCTCACACTTCATGTCATTCATCATCTCGCCTATATGAAAGCGACTCCATCCGTCGCATGGCACAGACCCCATGATCTTCTCCGCCACCAGCGCGTCCATCTCGCGTCCTGTGAGCATATCGTCGGGATTCATTTATTTCCCCCTCCCTCGGCTTCGCGTTTCTTTCTTTCCTCATCCCCAGGAAAATCCTTCGTCCAATCAAGTCCCCCCTTATCCAATAATCCCTTTGGAGAAACCCCCGACTTAGATGATTTTCCTCCTTTTGAGGATTGGCTCAGCAACCGTTCGACTAACTTTTTGGATATACTCCCCGTTTTCCGACTTTTTCCGCCCATGCATAACCTCCCCTAAATCAGCTATTGTCCCGCAGTCGTCATAAATGCACCCCGCAATAACCCCTGATATATTATTATGCAATCCCTCAATTATAAAGTATTGCAGTTCTTCTGGAAAATAAATGTCTACCTTCTCATTGAAATTAAATAGTGCCAAGAAATCACCAGTCCTCATTCCCATGGGGGAAAGAGAATCTGGAAGAACATCTTCTGGTTCTGTTAGGCCGAGGCCCTCCATTTCCATTTTTCTTTCGAGTTGGATTAGAGATCCGACATAGATATCTCGTTGGAGTATTTTTAGTTCCCCCCCTTTAGTTACAAATTCAATATGCGATAAATTCTCGTCCAAGAGATCCAACGAAGATTTGCTAAAGGAAATTTTCCATTTCATTTTATCAGGACTATAAAATTTATAAAACAATTCTTCAACTTCTTGAAAAGTTTGATTGGGGATTCGGCATCTCTTGCTACGTATGAATTCCTCCCCTTTTTGAAGGAAAGTTATATTACTTCCGTCCGCAGTAAAATTTGGGGAATCATAATCGCTCAAGAAAAATCTAATGGGGTCTTTGAATTCATTAACCGATGTTTCAAACCGAAGTAGTATAGTCTTATCGGAGTTCATAATATAAATGATATTTTCCCAACAGAATACAGCGTTTTTTTGAGTACCCCCCTGTTCCAAAGCAACTCCGTAAGTGAATACCCTTTCAACCTCTAATTCATTTCGAAGTCCCAATTCAATTCCCCCTTGGAAATAGAGTCATAGGAACTGTAGATCCCTTGGATATCTCAAATGTTTTTCTATCTGCAATTTCCTTCCCCTTGGTAAATACGGTTATCCATACAGTAAAGAATAGTATACAAACTTGAATGGCCAATTGCAATAATAATATAATTGTTAATACAAAAGATTTCCCCAATTTAACCCCCCGTTGGACTAAATCTTTTCCTTCTTTTTTAAGATTCATTTGTAACATCCTGTAGATTGAATAATCCTTGTGTGTCCGATTGGAAATGACCTCTCTATTTTTAGTTCATTTTTCAATTTTTTTCTCCCTCATTTTTCTATGATATTCTATTTTAGCTTCTGACATTTTTTGTCTAGTTTCTTTGCTCATAGGATGTTCTTGATAATATTTTATTTTGAATTCCGATAATTTGGTCTTTCTTTCTTTGCTCCAAGGTTCGTGCATCATTCTATTTATTTTATTAACTATTACATATATCCCAGAAGCCATTATTTTTATTCCTTTATTTCCAATAGATTAAAAAACCCCTCTGCTCCCGATTGAAAATGGCCTTTCATATATTTATTCCCTTGTAAAAACCACTCTAACCCCCTTCTTTTTACGGAGTTGGAGAAAGTATAAAAGCATTCATCTGATTTTTTATGTTTATTTAATAGTCCAATGAAACAAAATTTATTTATGCAATGATTTGCAGTCGTCCTGTCAAACTTAAATTCAATTGCTGATTGATCTGGCCCAAATTCTCTTCTAATGAAATCTACAATATCTGGAACTTTTATTTTAGTTAATTTATTTTCAGAATATATTTTGATAAAATATCGCCACATATACCAACTGAGGCGATCATTAGGATTCACCCCATGATTTTCCACGTAGTCTAAATCAACTCTCCCCTCCCCATCCATAACTGTTTTTTTGTTGGCCTCTATACAACTTTTAGAATATGCAGTAGAGTCAGGATATTTGGGTTTCTTTGTTCTTTTCTTTTTTTCCGCAGTTACTTCAAAAGCTAAACGAGAAAATTTAATTGAAACTTCTACTAATCCCATATTGGATTTGGCATGGATGGTAAATTCCTTAACATCATCAAGCATTTCGTTGGTTTCTGCATTAACCACTTTAACATCTTTGACCAATCCTGTAGGACTAACAATTTTCAGTTTCATTTGGAACCTTTCTTTTTCTTGGTAGGAATAATTAGAGGAGGTTTATATTCATCTATTAAAGATTGCAAAACTTCTTGTGGGCAACCGCCATTATATTTACAATTGCAAGTAGATGCCCTTAAATAATCTTTAGCAGCCTTGATCAATTTTTTTGTATAATCCATTTATTCGCCTTCCGTTAATTCGGCATCTATGGCTGTTTTTTCCACCCACTTATATTTACAAGAACAACTACGATGGAGATGCCCTTTTTCTCCGTAGGGGCATTTTAAATTTTCATTTGGTATATAATACGGATATTTTGTTTCTAAATCCCAACGTATTCCTAAGCAAAAATAGGTATATATAGGGCTAGAATGACATATAGGGCATTTAGAGTTTTCACAAAAAGGTTGAATAGTTTGCGAAGGAAGGGGGTTAGGCCATTCTATGGGATTAGTTAGAATACTCCCACATCTTTTACAATGGGTTCCCCCTATTAATATCCCCCTTTTAGGATTGGTAGCAACAGGCTTATGAATTCCCCAAAAACAACGTAAATTCATATCCTCGCCTCTGTAAATACTTTATTCCATAATATCGTTATAGGTATTTTCAATTTCCGTACTCCATATTGTTCTGGAAATCGGATAGCAAATTCCAACTCCCCCGATTCTTTGACTAATACAAATAAAATCATATCGGCCTCTGTTCCCTTATCAAAGTGGAATCTCCCTCTTCTTCTCTTCCATTTTCCCTTAACACTTTCTGAATGTATCCATTCTTGGCACGATTTTATTTCTATCTTTGCATCTCCCACCGTAACGTCGTATCCAGCTTTATAATCTGGTTTAATCGGAGGATCTTTGAAAAAGTCCCCCAAATATTTGAGTACTCTTTCGTCAGATTCGCTCCAGTGTCTTGAAAAGAATCCTTTATTTTTCACCGGACCAAATTTTCTAACATTTCTAAGCGGAAGTCAGAACTTTCAATATATCTCCAAACTATATTTCCTTCTCGATCTCTTCCATAAGGTTCAATTCCCTGGGCCCAATCCACCTGATATGCTTGATGTCCCCCAAGATTCCACGAATTCTTTACTTCTTGCATTAAGGTTTCTGATAACCACCCCCCACGTTCCTCTACGAAAGCGTTATATTTCCCCCACGTTACTGGGTGGGGTCCGTTATCCCGAACAAACCTAGCAGCAATCATGTTGTTCCCGTAGGAGAACCCTCCACCCAGGGGTAAGTAAACATCTGATACGGAGCAGCAGATTTCATCATTATTGATCGGGGAATTCCCGAAATCGAAGGTGGAAGTTGAAAATCCCTCGGATTTCATCATTTTCATAAATTCTCCTAAAATCAAAGAACCCAACCACTGACTATCTGACATTAGCAAAAACATTCTACGAAAATCTATTCCTTCCATTTCCATTTGGCGTTCAACTCCAGGGGCAGAAGCGGAGTAGCTATATGTATCAAAAGTGATATGTTTAATCCCTGCTTCCCTGACTCCCTGTATCCATTTTTGAACATAATAAGGATCATCGTTCACAAAGACCATGAATGGCTCGATCCTTGCGACAACCCTAACCCCTGCATCCGTAAGGGCTTTTACAGCAAGCATGCGTTTCTCAAAAGACGGGGCGCCAGGTTCCAACTTTTTATTTAGAATACCATCTGAAGATATCGCCGTCATATGAACAGCAGCACCACCTTTATTATCTGCTAGTGCCCTAACGTAATCTTCTCTTCCGATTAACGCAGACTTAGTGTTCACCATTATGGGATATGCAATATCAGATAAATATTGCATAAAATTCAAACTGATTCCTTTTTGAGCTTCGATAGGAAGAAAATCTTCAAATCGAATTCCTAGACGGATGGGAATTTGTAGACTGATTGCTTTATTTAATTCTGGGCCATCTATTTTCTTTCCCCTATATGGCATTAATTTATCCATCTCTGCTCGAAAGTATTCTGGACGGCAGTGGCGTATTCCAATTTCCTTGGGGTTATCAAAGAATGAAGTATAAAGAGAACTGCGAAAAGAGTCCGCAAAACAATTATGTACAAGAATTCCCTCTGCAAAATAATTATTATTAGGTTGACACTCAAAATTATAGACTATTTTTTTACCACTAGTTTTTGCTCTAGATATAGATTCAATTCTACTCCATTCCCATTTAGAAACACTATTAGATTTAGAATAATATGGGGATATCATCATATCATGCATATTTAATTTATTTGCTTCTATCCAACCCCTAGTAGTAAATATTGTATGCTCTGGGGTTAACTTTAGAATATTATTTTTAGTTTTGATAACTATTAAGTCTTCGGTAGCTCTGCTCATTATTTTTTGAACGATTGATTTTTCTTCTATCAATAAACTATTATAAGTATTTAGAGAAACAACCTCATCTCCCTCTTTAATTTTTTCTATATTCTTTTTTATACCATTCCACATTTGTATTTTGGTTTTAGGAGGTAAACAATATTTGCATGCGTAGCTGCAATTATGAACTAATTGGGAAGATGCAAAGAAATTGCTATTTCTATCTACAGTTAAATCAAATACAGCAGTAGGTTTACTAATTTTCCGTAGACTTTTTATTTTCTTAAATCTAGTTTGCATTTATTAAAATCTCCCTGATTTTTCCAATGTAAATAGTTTTAGGGGAAGAAACTGTTTTAAGTTCGTCAATGGCTTTTAAAATAGTTTTATCCACATCTTTAGCAAAAATAGAATTAGTGTCTATTCTTATGACTGATATTTGAAATAATTTATCTACATAATCATCTCTTTTACGATCTCTTTTTATCCCCTCTTCTGAATAATGGTCACTATAACCATCGTATTCTATAATTATTTTAAAATCCGGCAAATAAGCATCGGCAAGAATATAAGAAAAATCTAATTGTCCCAATTGAAAGAAGCACTCCGGTTCGTATTTAAATCCCATAGAATCTAAATATTCATAAAGTTTCCTTTGCCCTTCGGATATCCCCCCGTTTTTCTTTATGGTTTCTTTTGCTTTAGCCCAAACTAGTCTAGCAGTTTCTGGATCCTTCATGGGATTGTTATTAGATAACATTCTATTCTTAGCATCCAAACGTTCTCTTCCTTTATTAGGATGTACATAACCATCTAAAGCACAAGTTCTTTTATAAGACTCGATCATTCTATTTCTTATCTCCAGAACCTTCATGGGGTTATCTTCCTTCATTCTAGCAGAAGCTATATCCTTGGCTTCCTCAGACATTTTGCTAGGTTTTCCTAATAAATCAGGCCTTAATCTACCTTTATTTGGGTGAACAAAATTAGGATCATTTAATGTTTTCATTAGAGATTCATGACTTTTATTTTTAATCTCTTCATCTTTCATAGGATTATTTTCTTTCATTCTAACAGAGGCATTTTCTTTCATTTTCTTTGTCCAAATTGCCCCCGGTTTTCCCGTCCGGGATTTTGATATCCTTTCCCTAGTCTGTTCTGAACAAATTCTTCTTCTATTAGCATCTCCTATTTTTTTCTTAACTTCTTCTCTGCAGGCAGGATTAGTATCTCCGAACATACTATCATATTTTCCTTGCTTCCATTGTTCTTTCTTTATTTCAGATTGAATTTGTCGGGATTCTTCTGATATTCCATTTCTGATAGCTTCTTTTTCTTTTTCTGTCCTTGGAATACCTTTATTCCAAGCTGCTTGCACCCCTGTTTTCCCTTTATTCCAAGGAATGCAGCCTTTGGCTGGTCCTCGTTTACCCATTAATATATCTCCAAAAGTAAGTCGTCTTCATTAAGTTGCCCGGCTTCTACCCACCCTCGTTTGGTAAAAATTTGGTGATCTTCCGTAACAACTAGAAGTCCTTTTTCAGTTTCTATTTCTACTAAATTAGTTTTTTCTGAAGAAGATGATAACAAAACTTGGGTAAACTCTACTTTTTTGGTCGATTCGTTATATGAGGCTATCTCATCCCCCACCTTTATATCTTCAATTTTTTTGAATCCTGTTTTAGTAGTAATCAATTGACCTTTTGCTATGCAGTATAGTGCATCATAAACATCTGCATTAAGGGGCATGGGGCAATGATTTTTTCTTAGGCTCACTTCAAGGAAAGAAGTAATTTCATCTTTATTGAGCAATCTTTGTTTTATTTCAAATTTTTCACTATCGAATGAAAATTCCTTGTATCCAATTTTTCTACCCTTTTCTTTAACTAGTCCTTTATGTTTTTCTAGAAAGTCCAGCATTCCTCTTCTTGGGATGATGTTCTTCACCAGTTCACGCAACTCCCAATATCCGTTAAATAATTTCATTTATTTTAATATCTCCTATTTCTTCTTCCAATTCATTTTCATCAAATTCGTCAATATCAATTTCTATTTTATACCAATATCTGAAAAATGCTTTTTTCAATTTTCTTTTAAATGCTAACGCCTCTAACTTAGTATCGAATAACCATTCCATATCCCTATACATAATTCCTTCGTCATCATATGTCCCCGCTGCCCACCAATGTTTACTATCTTCGGCCATAGCCAAATCGCTTACAAATTTCCATTCTTCCATATTAGAAACTTCAATATTTAAAGTCAATTCGTATTTGGTCAATGATTCGCTCTTTTCTTAGCTGCTATTCTCATCTTTATTTTAGTTTCTTCAGATTTTGGTTTTCCTTTACCGGATAAACTCATTTTTTTCTTAGTCTCCTCAGAAAGAGGTTTTCCTTTTAAAGCTAAACTTATTTTTTCTTTATGTTCTTTAGAAAGATGTTTTCCTTTATTAGCTAAACTTAATTTTCTTTTTAACTCCTCCGAAAGAATATGTTTTCCTTTATTGGCCAAACCTATTTTTGCTTTAGTTTCTTCAGAAGGATGTTTTCCTATATGTATTAAACTCATTCTTTTTCTAGTTTCTTCTGTATGGTGTTTCCCAAATAAAGGGTGATTTTCTCCTTTATTAGCTAAACTTATTTTCCCCCTCGTTTCTTCTGAATTTATTTTTCCATTATGAGCTAAACTTATTTTTTTCTTAGTTTTTTCTGTATGCTTATACCCCAAAGTAGAACTAGCATATCTACAAATATCATATCCATATATTCGATCATATGATTTATAAAAGTCTTTCCAATATTGTTCCCTAGTAGTTAATTGATCTAAATATTTAATTATTTCTATTACCATAAATACAAAAGATTCTTCCCCATATTTATAATAAGCTGCTTGTATATGTTTAGTATGTTTTCCCTTACGAAGTTCCGTCAAATGTTGATTCCATCTGTTATACACGTCTTTAGAAGATCCTATATATTTCTTTCCGTTGATTCTATTAAGAATCATATATACCCCAGATATTCTTTTCATTTAAAGCCCTATCATCGTATTTTATTTCTCAAACCCATCCATATATTCTCGTTTGGTCAATTATCTCTCCTTCCTTGTCCGGGGGGAGAATTAGTTGGTCTTGGAGTAGTAGGAGGGGAATTCCATCCCCCTTTGCACATATTGTTAAGGGGAGTAGGGGGTGGCGGAGGGGTTGGAACGTTAGGCATTTTAGTAGGCATTCTAGGTTGGTAACTTCTTCGTTTGTATTTTCTTTCCCCAGCCCCCCATAAATAGCACACTAATCCCCAAGCTAGAAAAAGGATGAGGTCTTCCCAAGTATACATCGTAACGTGCACTATATATCGCCCTCCCTATATATACTACAGGATTTCTTGTCGTTTCACCCTAAAATTTATAATATTTATTGTATATCTTCATATATTGGCACGGTCACGCATCTCCTCGCCCTTTTTCCATCCCAAGTTTTTGGTAAAAAACAAGCTCCCATATCCTCTTTCGTTTTGATATTTACTACGATCATTATTAATTTTTTAACCACCAAAAGTGGTCCCTTTTCATCCAATGTATATGTTACTGTATAATAAGTTCCTTTTGGAATTCTCTTGATAAATTGAAGAACTTCCCATTTAGCTGTATACAATCTTTGATTAT